GTTTCTCATTCTCGAAACTCATCTGGATACAGTCCCAATCATATGGGAGGTTATTCATAAGATAAGTCCAATCAAAGTGCCAGTATTCAATAAAACTTAGGTCATAATCATCTTCCATGATTATCACATAAGGATCATTGGTAGTTTCTAACCAATTCTTTATGTTTACGAGATGAGCAAGAGTTATAGACAGTTCTGCAATGTGCCAGTTCTTTCTCTTGTATCCCTCAGGAAAAGGATTTAAGATAACCAGATCTTTCCAGTAGTCTTCATATGTTGAGAGTTGAAACTTAGAACCAGAAACTACAGTGTAGTCTTTGATTCCCCAATAATCATACTGGATTTCAGTATACTCTCTCTTATCTGGCCTTTCATCAATGGTCGCAAGAATGATTGGAGGAAGTCCTTTGAGTTTATTTTTTAGATTCATGAGTGACATCCAGAATTAATTTCTTTCTCTTAGAGGAATTCAAGTAAAAGAGATCGTCCAAAGTATATTGTGAGGATTTTGTTTTCCACCAATCTAGAACCAATTTATCACAAGTTCTAGACATGACATTTACATTACCATTCCTAAGACCATCACTTATGAAATTGTAATTAGTAGTAAAGACTGGAATTGAATAAGTCACTCCTATCTGATAAAGAACAAAGTCTACAGACTGATAGTGATACTCTGGCCAGTTTTCATTGTATCCATAATTCGAATACAATTTGAATTTATTATCTATGTAATGAAGTTTGATTAGTTTTTCTGCATATGATCTATTGATTAGTACACATCCAGTAGAGTGATTATTATGTGTCCACTTGGATAGATTCATCTTGATAAAGTTTTCGCCAATTATATGAAGTTGAACGCACTCCCAATTGAAAGGCAAACTATCAACTAAAGTTTTCCAGTCAAAGTTCCAATACTCAACGGCATCAAAACATAAATCATCTTCGACTATCAGACAAGTCTCAGACTCATTAGAATTATACCAATCAATTATACCATGAATCCTATCCACTAAGGTGGCAAGAAACCACACTTGTGTACGAAGCTTATCGATAATTATTTTAGATTTCCATTCCTCATAATTATCTACAGAATATCTCGAAGAGTTAACTCTATGATAATTAGTTATCCCATAGTCAGAGAATTGTTTCTCTATATGTTCTCTCCGATCTATTCTGTTATCTAGATTAAAATAATATATTGGCGGAAGACCAACCAACTTAGTCTTCGTCATCATGATATGTTTTTACACGTTCTATCATTTTATAATCATGTTCTTTACTATAAGAAAAGAAATCATCCAAAGTAAAATTATCTCTCTTGTTCTGCCACCAATCATAGTAGATATCTCTACAGAGAAAATGATGTTTCTTAGGTACTTTATCTAGATAAGGATTCTGAGTTATCAAAGGTATTTGATATGTTTTACCAAGAAAAGGAATATGTTCATCCAATGAGACGACACGATATCCAGTGTCAAATGGATGAGGACCATACTTTCTAATCAACATGTACTTGTCTTTAACATAGTGCAGATTGATCAACTTCTGAGCAAAATGTCTATTAATTAATATTGGCCCGTATCCTGTCCACCTATCTTTCGGAGACAAAAAGAACATTAGATAATGTTGAGATTCAAATCCTAATTGAACGCAATCCCAATCGTATGGGATTCTTTTCATCAGATATTCCCAGTCAAAGTGCCAATACTCTATCAGATTCAAATCATAATCATCCTCAAAAAGAATCAAATGTTTTTCATCGGTAGTATCAAGCCAATGTTTAATGATCTCAAGAGTAGACAGAGTGATTGCAGATATCAATCTCTGACCTCTTCTATTAATAGCTTGTGGAAAATGTAACTTATCTTTCCAACTATCATAGTCATCAACAAGGTACTTTGATCCGGAGAATCTCGTTACATTCGTGAGATTCCACTTATCAAATTGTTTTTCCATGTACCTTCTTCTATCTACCTCAGAATCTAGATTTAGATAGTAAATACTTGGAATTCCTTTGAGCTTATCAGACATACCAGGTGATAATAGAATAACGAGTTCCAGAAGTTACTGGTAAAATTTCATGAGGGAACATAAAGTTTGAGGGGAACATCACGATAGATCCTTTACCACCTCTTATCATAATTTCTCTATCAAAAAATGCAAATTCACCACCTTCGTAGTCATCATTAAGTAGGAAAGAACAACTTACAGATCTCTGTTGGGCTTTGAAAGAGTCGGTATGTTGAATATAAAATTGACCAGTTCCATATCTCAAAAGATCATATCCGGTGTCACTTTCTGAAGCAACTTCAGGAAATAATTTCCTATATTCATTTATTGCATTTGAAGCGCAAATATAGAAATCATTATCTAATTGTCTTCTCACTTCTGGGTTCTGTTCGACTACCACTTCTTGTGAAATATTAACAATATCGCAGTTTCTGATTTCGCTATTGGTATCACCATAACCTATGCTAGTAGGAGTCCAAAAAGAACACTCACGATATTCTTCTAGTATTCTATCACAGAGTTCTTCTGGAACAACATTTTCCAATGTGAAAATGTAATCTTCTAAACTTTTTTTACCATTTGCAGAAGAAACTATTCTTTCTGGTTCTCTTTCTTCAGATATGGGTTCTTCCACAACTGATTTTTTTTCCTCTGGTTTAGTATTTTCTTGAAGTTTATCGAAGTATGCATAAGAACAGTCTCCACGACTCCTAACGTAATGCAGGAATACCTGAGTGTAATATTCTCCACCATACTCTTCTCTCCAATGTGGGGCTTTCTTTCCCAGATAAACCATGGCTTCTCCGGGATTAAGATTCACCTTAACCTCTTCACCAGATGGAGTCTCGATCCATATTGGCCAAGTTTGGTCACCATGAAGATGAAGAGTCAGTGATATTTCACAAGCATCCCTATCCGTATGTTTCGTTAAAACACTACCATTTTTATAAATTCTAGCGTAACTATAGGTAGGCAATACAGTTTCACCAATTGCCTTGGAAACTTCTGGAGTCTTTTCGCAAAGCAATTCTAGAAAAGGAGTATAGTTATAAGTAGAAAAAGAGTTTGGAGCCTGAGGATCTCCATCTATATTATTTTCCTTACAGTATTTTGTAAATTCAAAAGAAAGTTTTGAAGCCCTATCTTTTGAAATAAAGTCGTGAAGAATAATGTAGTTATTGTCTTCTAAAGTTTTTTTCATAATCAAAAATCAGGTTCAAATTTCTTTCAAAAGTTCCTCAATGTCGTAGTAAAGATCTTCTTCTTCTTCACTTTCTTCGGTATCTTCTTCACCTTCTTCTTTTGGATTATATGCAAGGTGAGTTCTGTTAAAGTCAAGCATTGTTTCTTGCATTGCCGCGTCCAGTTCTCTCTGCATTCTAGCGGCAGATTCTTCTTCGAGTCTTATGAACTCAAGTTCTTCGTCACGTTTTTCTTGCCACTGAGTAATAGCTTTTGTAAAATCACAAACTTCTTCTATACCGAAACTAGTAATTGGCATCGGATGTGCAGATCCAACAAACTCTACCTCACCTTCTCCGGTTTCATCGTCCCAATGAATAGCATGAATCTCTTTTCCATCAACATCTGGAAGCCAGGATAAGTCAATGTCAAAATAAGAAATACCATCAACACCAACTACTTTGTCACTAGGAATTATATTTACTTGCATGGTTTATTCTCCCGATTGAGATCCTGGTAATGTGTTTGTGTTTGTACTGGTTAATGAAGTTACGTTCACTGGCATAATGCCACTTTGTTGAAGTCCTTCAATATATAGTTGTCTATTCTCATCATTCGATTTTACAACTTCATTTCTGAATGATTCAACGGCAGCTCCAGTCTGTCTCTGTTGTTGAGAATTTTCAATGGTTAACATAGGCATCCAAGATACTGCACATCCCCAATGATCAACATCTTCTCCAGTGTTGGGATCCATTCCCCTAATGTGCATGTACCAAGAACATTTGTGTTCTACACAATCTTTCTTAATTAGAGGACAAAAATTTCCAGACTGATTCTTTTTCATATCTCAAAAATAATATTTTATATTATAGAATAAATTAATTGAAACTGCAAACAATAACATCCATGTACTGAAGTCTCATATCAAAAGATCCAGTAAAATTACAAGTTCCGGACCAAGGGTGATTGTGAGCTCCACCACCTCCAGTCGGGCCTGTAGCTGGTGTAGAACGAGTCCAACCAGCGCCTGAACCTACATCACCACCACCAGGAGTCAATCTAGTAGCTGCATTGGGGTGAGTGTGTGATGCAATTTGTGGGGCGGTTAAAGTATGATTACCAACACTACCAGTCATTGGTACACCTGGTTGTGATACTGGTCTAAGAGAAGTAGGAAATATAGTACTAAATGATGATGAACCCCCAGTACCCCCACCAGTACCGCTGACTACTCGTAATGCTTTATTATTATTTGCAGTAGATTTAGTCCATCCCGTAGGAGCTGCAGACTGGAAAAAAATACTTACAGAATTTTTCGGAATAATTCCATAATATGAATTTAGATTAGTATTATCACTAAATCTTACTCCAGATGCTGTTAAAGAAGCCATGTTTTATATAATTTAAACGGAGGGGTTGTTGAAGTATTTATCCATTGAAACTACAGACAAGAACATCCATGTATTGAACACCCAAAGAAAATGTTACACTTATAGCTTTAGTTACACTAAGCGGATGGGTGTGATTTGTTGCTGGTGAAGCAGCGTTTCCTGTGGCGGGTGAGGGAACATTTCTGGTCCATCCACCAGCTCTTCTAAGATCCCCACCATTCCATCCAGTAAACTGGCCAGCGGGATTGTACAGTGCTGGAACGGCAGCAACTACAAATCTGCCAGGTTGTGGGTGTGTGTGAGCGGGAAGATTTGGTGCAGTGAGTGGAGCCCCACCAGTGGAATTAGTTGTCTGAAGATTTCCAGCATATTTAAATGAAGGACTTAAAACTGTTGTGAACGGTTGAGTTCCGCCAGAACCACCACCACCAGTTCCACTTACAACTCTTAAAGCTTTATTGTTATGAGTAGTTTGTTTTGTCCATCCAGTTGGAGCAGCTGATTGGAAAAACAGCATATCAGTTCCAGTAGGAATAATACCTCTTTTTGAATTTAGCGAAGTACCATCACTAAAATTTATTCCAGTTGATGTTAGTTTTGCTGCCATAACTTATTTGGAGATATTAATCTTACACTTTTAGAATATTTATACGTCAACACTCATCACCACATTCTCTATTCTGTTTCCAAGTCTTACGAACTCTCTTCAACTCTTTGAGTTCCATTTTGATATTCTGGTATGCTGTTTCGCTGTCAATCTTATCTGCCATTTCCATAGCAATGATAACATCAACTCTTGTACCAAAGTGTTTTAGAGCAGTTTCGAAACAATCCAAATCTTCATACATCGGTCTTATTCTCCGCTAGAATATCTATACGAGCATCAAGAGAATTCCAACACTCATATAGTGCATTAGATTGACCCACATTTTCTTCCTCAAGAACACTTACACGATCTTCAAGTTCTTGAATTTTTTTCTCTAAGATTTCAATGGGAGATTGTTCCTGAATCCCCCACTTTCTAAAAAACCAATAAGGATCTTGTTTCATAGTACATTCACTGACTTCAAATAATTTCTATAAGCCATAAATCTGCGGAGAGAAGGTTGTCCTGGAATAGGCCCTAGACTTTCGCAGATTTCACAGTAACATATCCAATCATGCCACGGAGTCGTCGGATCCAGTGCTGGATGTGTAGTCTGTTGTGTGTAGTTTTTCAAGGAGTCGAACAAGTTCTGGAGTTTCATCCCATTCCCATACCTGATTGTGTGTTGGATCTTTCTTTTCAAGAGTAAAAGTTCTTTTAGCCATAGTTAAAGTTCATAAATCCAATGGTATTATACTATGTATTTCAGTTTTTATCAAGTCTTTGGTCTGACTTTAATAACATCCCAGATTCTTTGGAACTCTGGAAAGGTTTCAATAACATTCTCATTCCGTATCTTATCAAACCTTCTCATTGAATCTAAGAACTGAGGTAAAAGTTTTTGTTCTTGATATAGATCAATGTAAGTAAGAAGACTTTCATAAAAAACAATAGACCTCTTTGCCTTATTGGGGATTAGGAATTCTTTAATATGTCTTCTTATATTTTCTTTTGCGGCTTCTTTTGTTTTCTTATCCAAAATCCAAACTGTTTGTTCTCTAGGAGTTTGCATGAAATTCAGGAAGAAGAAGTCAACATTCTTCATCAGTCCACTATTATAAAGGTATTGATGTAAGTCAGTTACTTCAAAAATATTCAGAGCTTGGACTGTGCAATCAAAGTGAAGTTCATGAGTACGTTCTTTATGTTTGAATCTTTCTCTGAATTGTTCGGCATGAGAAACAAATCGGTCCCAATTAAATCCCTTTCGGATCAGTTCACCCTTCTTACCCATACCGTCCACGCTGATATGGACTTGTAACTCCCTATTAAAGTTGTCCCACAGATCAAAGATATGTCTACCTTTATAAACAAGGTTACTGAAATTACTGTTGTATGCTAGGACAACATCGTTGTTTCGTTTCAACTCAATGAGTTTATCCATGATCTTCCAGTGTTCATCAATGATCAGGGACTCTCCACCAGAAAAATATAGACTATTAACCATTCCAAGATAAGGTTCTACCTGTTCGTAAGTCTTCTCAGCAGCATCCCATCTACCAGAAATCTTACCAAACTGTTCGAGTTCCCAACTAGAACTCGATGTCCAGTGACACATCCTACACTTGAAGTTACACTTACTACTTAACTTCAAGTCCCACCAGATAAACCCAGGTTCATTTACCGAAAAGTCATCGTTAGTTTCATAGACAAACTTCTTATACAGATGAAATAGATC